GTATCAAGATTGAAGTTTTAAAAGTTGATTCTATACTTATTGAACTATACACAGCTGAATCGGCAGAAGTTACAGCTGCCATGGCAATCCAAGGTCATAAATTATTTAAAGGCGCTAATATAATTATTGCTTGTACAGGACTTCTAAAACCAGGCGGTAGTGCTTCATCTGAAAAACCGGTGGGTACATTTTTTATTGCAATTTCTGATCACAATCATCTTTATGAGATTAAATACTTTCTGGAAGGTACGCCAATAGAAAAATTGAACCAACTTACCCAGCTGGTTGCTCAAGAGATCATACAAATCATTCAACGATAAAAAAGCCCCGTAATTGGGGCTATATAGTTTATATTATTCAAATACTTAATAAAATATGATACACATTTGTTGCACTGTGTATTTTTGTTGTACTCATAATATATTTTGTACTTCTTTAAATAATTTTAAAAGAAATTTAAAAAATAAGCTCTCATATAGAGAGCTTTATTTAAGTTTATTTGCGATCGTATTCTATAAGCACTTGGGCCACTTCTTTGGCAGCTAACCAGTAACGTGCATTAAAGCGTTTCAGCTCCTCTTCATTTGAGATAAAGCCTAACTCCATGATTAAGCCGCCATTACTGATAAAACCTAGCTTGCCACGTGCTGACTGACTTTGATCAATCCATCCTTTGTCACCACGTAAACGGCTACCCAAGGCAGCAGCAACTACAGATGAGAGCTCTTGAGCTAAAGCCTTGTCCTTAGGTAATGCGATAGTTTCAATTCCATTCGCCTGACTAGAGCTTGCAGCATTCATATGAAATTCAACTGCGACTGATGAACCTTTAATTAACTTGATAGCTGATGCTAGTGGATTGTTAGTTGTACCCACACCATCAGTTCTAATGCTGACACCAGCACTCTTCAAATAGTAAGCAACGGCATTACGAAAGTTAGTCACCAGTTCAGTTTCTTTAAATTTGCCATTCACTGCACCTGGATCAACATTAGAATGCCCTGCTGTAACTGTAACCAGTCCTAAAGGCTGATCTTGGTAAAGCTCAGGCTGTGCTTTTTTCTTACCAATTATTGTTGCAAGCAATACCAAGACAATTGAAGCGATGCTTTGGTATGGCGCTGGCAGGATTTGAGCATTATAGATTTCCTGAAGTACCAGTTGAAGAATGGTTAAAATCAGGACTGCATAAGCGCCGTAACGCACCGAGTCGAATTTCCATACACTATCATTAATTAATTTCATCTTTTTCTCTCCAGGTGATTTACTTTTTGTGCTGTTCAATTTGATTTCGAGTTGCAGCAAGATCTGTGTCCATGCGAATTTGCTTGGATTCAATAATCGCTATTTTCTGATTTACATTAGCGCTCTCTTTTGCAAGCGAATTGCTGCTCTGAAACAACCATCCTCCAAAAGCAAAAAAAAGCCCTATCGCAGACCCACCCATAAGCTTTGCAATCGTTAACCCTCCTTTGGCTTGATTCATGTCTGCCTGAAGCAAGTCAATATCACGGCGGTTTGCTACTACCTGAGACTGGTAATATTCATTTCGTTCAGTAAGGCGAATAACGTTGTTATTAACCTCCCCCATTTCTTGCCGGAGCTGATCAAGCTTTTTCTCGACTCTTACCCCATATGTTTCGCTATCAAGCATATAGCCCCCTATTTTTTGGTAATAAAAAACCCTGACTCAATTACAAGTCAGGGTTAGGGAAAGTCGGTTGGGTATTAATTATGAGTTAAGGATTTTACGTCCTATAAAATTGCCTAATATCTTATTGCCGGTAATATTCATGTGAGTCAAATCATATGAATAATTCGACCAGAACTTATGCGTAATTCCACTTTCGTGTGTTGCGTTAATAAATGGCAATGAATAATGCTTTGCGATTTCTTTGACTGCATTCACTACGGAATCCATTTCTGCAAAGTTACTACCTTTTCTTGGGCCAGAGATTAAGAAAATCTCACATAATGGATTCTTCCAACGTATCCATTCAATCACTAAGGCAAGGTTGCCATAATATGTGTTCGGAAACAGATCAAAGTACGCGGTCACTTCCGATCCCACATGATCAAAAACTGAATCAGTCGGAATGTCAGCAAGTGAACCTGTAATTCCTGATGTGCTGTCATTTGTTCCAATCATGATTGAAGCACCAGAAAACTGGGTATAATCAATCTCAGGATACCCCCCAGCCGGTGTACTATTATCACGGTTCGCACTAATCTTGGTTGCAATATCAACAACCCGATACACCCTTGCGCCACTAGAACCTTTATTGGTGACTTCACAGCGCAGTACGCCTTCTACATACTTAACGTAACCGCCCTCTGTTCCCTGTGTAATTGAATCACCAAGAGTAAGAAATTTTTTATTTGCAAAGCGTGAAGTAACGACAGACTGATCAATTGCATCAATGGCTGTTCGGGCAGTTTCATCAATTAATGTTTTACCTTTAATTTTTGAAATACTTTCTTTCGCAACAATATCGTTATTTCGCCACCGATGAATTAGAAGAGTATCAGTAACATCAAATCCGCCTGTTTTTAATGTCAGAAATACAAACTTAATTCCGAGTCCTTTCGGGACTGTGAACTTTTTGATGGTATCTACAGAAGTTTGCTTGTATTCAATGATTGGTGGTAATGCGCCTGAAAATAGCTCACTTGTTGCGAACACAGAACGCATTGCCCCATTAAATAAGCTAACTGTATCTGTGATGTAGTATGTAGCTCCTTCAACCACTGGAAACAACAGGGTTTTAAATCCAGCTCCTGTGACGACCGCACCAGCGCTATTTACGTAAATATTTTGAAGAACGGATTTTGGCTGGTTCAGATTTCCTTCTTTTCCTAAAGACGTATCTACATCCAAATCAAACACAATTTTTTCATTTAAAGAGGTAAGTAATTTTTTTGCTGTTTTAGTGAGATCTAAATAAGCACCATTCTGAATATTCCAAACAATATCCGTTGTAGACTTACTATTTACAATTAAATATTTCGCACCATTGGGAACGGCACTAACCACGTAAGTTCCCTGATCATTTGTACGAGCATTTACAGTAAAGTTTGCAATCTTACTTCCTGCAGATGGAGGTAAAGCACTGTAATAAGCACCAATCGCACCGCCTGTATAGACTCCTCTATCATTCAATAAACTAATAATTGAGTTTTCAGTTACGGGTATTACAATTGAATTAAAAGCTGCTGAAACTTGCATGTCTCCTGCACTGTTAAGTCCTTGACCCATGTAAGTAGCAAAAGGATTAAGAGCTAGGTTTCCAACGGATGTATCTGTTGTTTTTACAACTGTATCAGCATAGTTTTTTGCAATAGTTAAAGGATCATATGGGGACTTGGTTAAAGTCGACGCATCTGCACTAGCCTTATAATAACTTCCGCCATCATTAGTACTTAAGACATCAACCTTTGTATTCAAAGCAATATTTGCAATATCTGCGTTAGCAGCAGCCAAGGTTGGATAAGCTTTAAATGTACCGTTTGTGAAGCCTGCAAGAGCACTGTCAACATAACTTTTTTCAGCTTTAACTAGCTGAAGGTTATCTGTTGTTACCTTTGATGCTTTAAGATCAATTTGCTGCTGCTTTATTAAAAGTTGTTCATCAACATAAGATTTTGCTGCTTTTAGAGATATACTTTCACGATCTTGTACAAGTGTTTCTAGTATTTCTTCCAGATGCGTTTGAATACTTTTACCATCACATGCAAAAACTACGCCAGCGATAACGCCCTGAAATACTCCTGGATTTGTTGATACTAAGATTGTATCTGTATAGCCTTTTAGGGCATCAAATAGTTGCTTTTCGCGAACCTGAGCCAGCTCATCATAATTAAAATCGTGAGTACGTCGCCATTCGATCTCAGATTTGATACGTGCTAAAATTTTTGCATCAACTAAGTCTTGTTCTTGTAGAACATGCCACAGCTTGTCTAAGTCCCAGTTTAAAGCTGCCGGATTAAATGAGTTATCATAACGAGAGTAATTGGTTTCACGTTCAAGATCAGTATCACGTGCAAGCGTAATAATTGTCCCTGCTTCCGGCATTATATGGAAAATGACATCATTATCCTGAACAGTAAAAGTGCCTACAGGTGGTATTTCATTATTTACCGTGACAACCAAAAAACGCTCATCTGAAAGATCAAACGTAATATTAAAATGATCAGTGGCACCATTGGCCACATAGCTTACAATTGGTAACTGCTCAGGCACTGCCATGATTCACCCCTAATATTCTTCAAAGTCCAAGGCAGCATCAGTAACGCCACCATCTGTTCTCCAATTAGGGGACTCATTAGGCTCAAGTCCGTTGTGTATTTTTCCTACACGTTCAGGAGATTCATTTAGCGTACCGGCAAGTGAGTCCAGATAATCATCTTCTTGCTCGGTCACGCCCGGGTTGAACTGTTGCATTTGCTTGTACTGAGTAGAGGTATTCTCACCTTCTATTGTGTCAATTACAGATACATGAACCCATATCAGACCAGAGATCAAAGGCCCTTCAACTGCTTCTAAAATCCGTTTATTTTTTGGCTGTGTAGAGTGCTTTCCTTTAACTCCACAGCGCAATCTTCTTTTCTTCAGTGCTGCTTTAAGTGAAGATGGTGCAAAGTTCCCAATACCATTGGTTTCAATTGTAATCTTAGGGATTTTAAACTCCTCGATCAGATCACAAAGCTGCCAGACTTGACCGCCGACCACCTCACCACTGTCATTGGTTATGATCACTTCGCCTTTTAATGCTATAGATCGGTGCCAGTATTTATTTCCTAGGTCATCATGCAGAGTTAAAGTAACTGCGGATATATCTGACTTAAGTTTTCCAGATGATGGGTCCCATTGTGCTGTCATTCCAACAATATGACGCTCACCCAACATCATGTACCATTGGCCATTCGCTCGCTTAAGGACTGGCTCACAGTCATAAGCAATCATTTTGTCTGGATCTAAACGAACATCAGTAATAGGCTTAGCATGTAGTTGATATTGAGAATCCCAAGCATTAACTGTCCGGCATTTGCGACGGCGCTTCTGCATTTCTGTTGGGGTAAAACGCTCAGGCCATAAAGCTTCACTGTAAACATCAATAAGATAATGTGATTCATCAAAAGTGATGTGATAAGAATTACCACTAACTCTTATCTGGTAATCTTCACCCTCTTTCAAAAGCTTTGATGTTTTGCCAATACCGCTAAAAATATAGATTGGCTTGAAATCTACATATGCTTCAATAACCTGTTCAAAACGTTTTTCTTTCTCAAACATTCTGAAAATGAGACATTTTGAATCTGGATTATTCATGATCTCGGTATATAGAGAATCATGTGTGTGTGGCGTACCCACATAAAGCTCTTGTCCACCAGGTATAAGAATAAAAGTCTGTTCGCCCAAACGATAACGTAGCTTTTCTCTTGCCTCTGGTGTACCAATGTTACTCGGAACTTCTACATCATCATTTTGCACCTCGTTGGCACGTGAACCGGTAACGTTGGATAAAATCCCCCGAGCATGAATAGAACCATGGCGAACATCTGTAGAGCCGGTTACCCACCATTTCTGCGTCTCTCCACGCTCTTTTTTGATATTGAACAATTGGCACAGTGGATGTCGCTCAAGGACTTGTTCAGTACCACGACTCACTTTGTATGCATCTGGATCCGTTGCGCCTTGATGTAAAATTAAATGATCAGGATTACAGTAGAGCCGCCATGCATTATAAATATCCAGGATTGTTGATTTACCATGGCCACGCGGCATCATTAGAAGTCCGAGCGAGCCATAATCCTCCAGAAAATCACAGACATCTAAATGAAAATCGGGCACTACCCAGTTTAATGTTTCCGCATAAACCAGATAGAACGCAGCAAAGCTGACCTTAATCATGAATTAGCTCGGCCGCTGTTTCCGTTCTTCCAGCTTTTTCTGAACACTTTCAAGTAACGCAGCCGCTTGGGCTTCAGGCGTTACAGCTCGGCCATCAATATTGCCTGTGGTTAGCTCATCATCATTTAAAATGCGTTTAAGCTTCTCCATGCATGTCAGGGCTTCTTTAGCCCCTTTATAAAGCCAAACTTTATCTCCACGCCCTTCTTTATCAAAAATATCTTTACCATATGCTTCAGTCATAAGATCAACCGCATCAGTTGCGGACATTTCTAGGCACAGCTTTAATTTATCTTTTGTCTCAGGTTTGAGATGACCAACTTTCTTTTTTTCTGACATAAAAAATCCCTCGTATATAACTGTTATACGAGGGGTTAAAATCAGGTTTGTTGGGTAAAACTGGTTGGCAACAGTTTTGATTATTCTGTATGCTAATTGAGCAAATTTGCAGATTATAACGAAATGGGGAAATTCCAATGAAAACTTTAATTCTGACCGTTATTTTAGCTCTACCGACTACTATGACTTTTGCTGGTTCATGTGATCATAGCTGGCAAAGTGCAAAAGATGGTTCATCTTGTGGCGATCGTGCTGCTGATCGTCGTCCAGGTGGACAATAATTTTTTATAGAAAAAAATAAAGGCTGCAAATGCAGCCTTTATTTTTATCATTGCAGGTTTACTAAATAAGTTATTTGCCCTTACCCACTATAATTTTCATAGGTTTAAAATCATCAATTATTAATTTTTTGGTTTTTACAATATCTTCAGGTTTAGTTCTGTCGTTATAAGAGACAACAGCTTTATTCACTATCAGTGTTTCACCGAATGCATCACAAGCACTTTCGCCCTCAATGAAAAAACCACTATAAGTCTTTCCACCTACAAAATTAAAATCATCGGCGGTAGCTGTTTCATTGCTTATAAGTTTTCCATTTTTATCTTTCATTGAAAATGAAAAATCAATCTTTTCAATATTCTCTAAGGCATCATTTGCTGATAAATCAAAAGCTAATGAACACATTCCTCCATTCACAAAACTTGCATGAGTATTCCTAATTTCTATGGGTGTACCTATCGAGGCGGCGTTTACAGAAGAAAATGCCATACTGCCTAATAATAAAGTACTAAAGACTTTTTTAACCATTATTGTACTATCCTTTCAAAATCTGGCATCTGAATATCGCCTAAGTCATCGCCCCAGTATCGGGTACGGTCTTGTTCTCGTTCGGCCTTCCTTAATAATTTTTCACGGTAGCCTGGCGCAATCATATCCTGCATTTCATCAAAAATTAAGCGATTTGCCGCTGCTTTGGTATACCACAAGTTTTGGGAAGGAACCTTTCCTTTTAAAAATTTAAATGCCTCATTACCTGCATTTGTTTCAACTCCGTTAGAAAGCTGTGTAGCATTTCCTACTGTTAAAGAAAGAATACTTTTAAAGTCGGAACCAAACGGACCAGCTATAAAATCACCTGCATCACGGCCACTGGTATCCATTCCTGCCACCAGAATATCGCCTAACACTGGCAAACCACCGCCAGCAACAAAAGAACGTTTAAAGAAATCTACTGTCTTTTCTGGATCGTCACTGTCCCACATCGTGGCAGGATCATTACCATTGGCCAGTTCTTTCAACTGAACAACCAGCCCCCCTAATACAGTGGTCATGGCAATCAGTGAAGTTGCGTACCCTACCTTACTGGCTTTAGTTGGTTGACTCATTGCCCGGCTACCGTGTCTCATCAGGAAGGCTGCTGAAAATGATTTGAATTGAAGCATAGATTTAAGGATTTCCCCCATTGCTGTACCTTTTCTGGTACCGGGATTCATCCAGGTTCGCTCACGCAATCCCGCTTCAACCACAGCCATACCCTGTTCATCCAGTAGATGTGCCTGAAATTGTGTAGCGACTTCATCACGTACTTTTTTAGGGTCGCCAAAAATATTTAATTTTTCGTCTGGTATTTGATAAATAGAACGCGCTGACATTAATTGATTGCCCTTGCGATCTACCACAGGATCAGCTAGGCGCATGACTTCCCAAGCACGTTCTGACAATCCTGTTTTCTCCATAAGTTCACGATCATCAATGCTTAAATCTTGCCAAGCTTTAGATCGAGATAGACGGCCGTATTTCTCCATTAGCATTTTAGTAAAACCAACTTTGGAGGCTGATGTAAGTGCATTAAGACCTGATAAACGCATGACTTGCGTAGCAAGGGAGCTTGAAACACGTGCCAGTTTCTGTGTCTTGCCATGTACTGAGGTCAATCCATCATCAGACCAACGTGCGATAGAGCCAAGCATTTCTTCAGTAGCCAGACCTAAGCTGTGTGCTAGCTCTCGATCTTCTTTATTTTTTGGATTAAGCTGTGAAATCAATTCACCAAAAGTTTTACGGTAAGCGATACTATGAATTGAAGCTGTTTTGGCAATCATAGTCTGATCAGTTACTGAAGATAGAGTAGTACCACCCAGCATGGCAGCTACATTCATAGATCGGTATGTAAGGCCGAGATTAGCCAGGACTTCGGATTGCGGTGTATTCTGTCCTGTAAACTCATCAAACATCGTTTGAGCACGTTTACGTATACGGCCGGTTTTCTCGGCATCTAAACCTTTTTGCCAGTCTTTTTGCTTTGCTGCATCCATCAATATACGCATTGCATTTTTGGGATTACTTCCTAAGTTTTCAGCAAGTGCAATATCTTTCGAAAGGCCATTTATATGAGCTTCCACCAAGTCTACAAACGGCATGCCACCGAACTCTGCCTGATATTCCATCCATGATTCAGCATCTTTGAAATGCAGTACCCGGCTTTCAGAATGGCGGCTGGTGACTTTGGAATTACCGCCAAAGGACTGACGGCCAATCTCTGTTTTATTGGCACCGTTGCTGCTCAATGTGTCGAATGAGTATTCGAGTAATTCTTTTAACTCCATATCAGAATACAAACTTCCGTCTGCATGAGTAAACTGATTGCGATCTTGTCTAGATATAACAAAATCAACCCAAGTCTGTTTTCCCGCCTTGACGATTTTTTCTAGACTATGAGTCTGTGGCAAACCCCAATTCGTTAGAGTTCCAATATTCCCACCACTTCTATTGAATCTATCTTTCATTCCATCAAATACTTCACCCATCTTATCGCTGATCTTCTTGGCCAATGGGTCGCCCGTATTCACCCCGAAACGTTCACGAACAATATTTTGAACCATTTCTTTATTTGTGAAGACACCCAAACCATCTTTGATATTTGTATAAAAGTCTACTAAATCGCCCCGATAAATTGAGGCAATTGCTCGTGCTTTAGAATCAATAGACTGTATGCCGGACATATCACCATGCGCTGCAACCATACGGTCTATCACATCACTAGAAGTTAAAGTTGGATGGTCAAGCTGTGCAAGATTTTTGTTTTGGGTCAATATGTCACGAGCTGCAATGGCATGCTTTTGTTTTAATTGTGCCTGAATATCCTGTGCGACAAAATCACCGGCTTTCACCAGTTTTTCAGCATCCGATAAATTGCGCCAGTTCTGAATATCTTTTTTGGCCAAAGACTTCATTGCGTCCTTGATCCGGTTTTCAATGTTGGTTGCTTCTTGCTGGTTCAGTGTCGCCTTACCGAGTGCTTTTGCTACGGCGGCCTTGCATTGGTCTTTCATAATAAAAATGCCCAGATAATTTTCATTATCTGAGCACGATTAGGAAAATAGTTTGTTGGGTAATTTATAAAAATTAAATCTGTATTTCTTTTAACTGTTTATCTAATTTCTTTATCAATATATCTATAGTTCTAATTTTTTTATCGAAATCTATTTTACTTCTTTTGAGTAGATCAAAAATTTGTCTTTCTTCTGAGTTATTCATTAGATGACCATGATATTTGAATTATTTTCTATTATATTTTTTGAATATTTACTCATTCTTATAATATTTTCTAAATCAAGAGATAACTCTCTCAGGCACATAATATTAAACAATAAACTATTACATTCAATTCCAGAGTTAGTTATAATTTTTTCATTTATTTCAATGCTCCTCCTTAAGTCAAATAGCGAACCTTTTGTGGTATGCTCTTGCAATCTAATATTTTCATCAGAAATTTCTAATGGTTCGTTATAAAAAGCTTGCATAGTAAGTATATAAATATCTTGAATGTCCTCACTTATTTTTCTTGCAGCCGTATCAACTAAAGTTAAAACATGCTGTTCCTTCCAGTCACTAAATAGAAGAAGTGCTGCCGCTGGTGCCAAAAGCCCTGCAGTGATAGAAAGTCCGTCTTTTAGAAGCTCATATATCGTAGGTAAAGATAGATTATCCTTTAACCATGAGCTCTTAAGCAAGAATGCTATAATAAAATATAAAATCAAAAAACTAACAGTTCCAAAAAATAGATCTGTTATTTTTTCCTTCAAACTTTTCTTCAGCATTAATACCCCTAAAATTATAAAAATATACAATTTTATGAATATATCATGTGCAATGCTCTAACTTGCAACTCACTCCCCAAACTGTAAAGCGCAACTGATTGCTGTCTGAGTTGCCAAAGTATCTAGATCAGCTTGCTTAGCTTCAGCTTCCAATTCATCCAGACGCTCGCGCAAGGTCATGGTAATTTCCTCAACTTCTCCATCTGGTCGCATACGGCTAACTGAAATTTCTTGATCGGGATTATTAAAGATAATATCCAAAGCGGCCTTTTCTTCTGGACCATCACCAAACAGTAAGCCCTGACGCGGATCGCCCAAAGCTTCGATTTCCTCAATCTTGCTTTGGATATTGTCTGAAATGGCTTTGGCACTACGCTTATTCTGATCAAAGACATTCAGGAACTCACGTGCACCAGGTGAAAGCCCATCATCAATTAATTGCCCCTGACTTAAATAATCATCTACACGCAAACCATTAGCTTTTAAATTACTCAGCTTTTGTGCCGCTTGTGCCAAGTCTTGAGCAATTGTATTTTGATGTCGGCCGCCTTGTTTAACCAGATCACCAAGCTGGGCTAATTGTGGTGCAGCACGAAGCAGAGCATTTAAAACGCTCTTACTATCATCATCCAGATTTTCAGCTAGTCGTGTTACAAGACTAGAGTCACCATAAGTACGTTGCACCATAGCGGATTCAATCCGGCGCTTACCTTCTTGCGATAACCTGCCTTCAGAGGTCATTACACTGGCACGTTCTGATTGTGGCAACTGATTAACGAAGTTCCGTACAAAATCCATTGAGCCATCTAAATTGATCGTCCCATCATTATTGATTTTAAGAAGTGATGCATCAGGCAGCCGATCTACATCAGAAACTGCGCGCTCGGATACGCTGAATTGGGCCACATCAGATTCATTGGCTAATCTGGCAAACTCTACCCGGTCAGTATTAGTTAGGCGTGTACGTACTAAAACAGGGGTATTTACACCCGATATATCCATACCACGTTCATTAGCCCAATTCTGAACAAAATCACGATATGCATCAGCACGTCCAGATTCATAAGCCTTGCCTATTGCTAACGTCCGGCCATTACCAGATTCCACAACATTATCCATACCGACAATCGGTGCACCATCACTCAATTTATAAGATTCACCCAGCAGCTCAGGTTTTAAGTCATTGGCCATATTTTCAATCTGCTGCCGTGAAGCAGCACGGGTGCGGTCACGCGGTTGTAGCTCTGAAGGATAAGCCGGATTTACTCCATATAGTGCGTCATTTGATGTAATCAACTCATTCAAGTCACGGACTTCATAAGCCATGTCGTAGCTTGAACCATCCATACCATAAGCTGTGCTGGTACCAGATCCGCCGTAACGCGCACTAAGCGCATTCCACTTGTTACGCCATTTGTTGATAGCTTGGCCAACACTTAGACCTGACATACCGTTATTCTTCACAATATCATTAGCATACTTCGGGTCATACTCACGAACTACATCAATTAAAGGTCGATTTGGATCTGCCTTTAAAACCTTGACTGCACCGGCAGGACCTAGCAGATGCCCTAAATATTGCTCATGAGCAATTGGAGGTCTGCCAAGTTTCTTGTCAATATAACTATTCGCCATCTTGATATGTTTCAGGCCAATACGGATCTGTTCGTTTACATCGTTACGATTACCACCGCCTAAGTTTCTCCAAGTTTTACTTAGTACCTGGAAAACACCGTGAGCCGTAGATGAATCATTCTTAGCAGATGAGTTGAACTTTCCCCCTGTTTCAAGATGACTGATTGTTAAGGCAACCGAAGGGTCTACACCTTCCTGCTGTGCACGTTTGGCAATATTTTTACCTTGGCCAGGTAGAGACATAGTTTCATAATTAATTGATCTTTGCTTCTCATCACCATGTACTGAGTGGACCACATTCACAGGTCGGCCAGCTCTAATACTTTCTGTAGCATCATTTAGGTTTTTTAAGTGGTTATTGTGCTGAATTGGATTGCTTGGCTTAACCGGTATAGATGTATCATCAAGTTGTATGCGATTAACTTCAAGTGCAGCTTCAATCTGTGTATTTCGAGCTTCAATCTGGTCTACATCAAGACTTGATAACTCTGTCTCTACATCAGTATTTAAGCGGCCCTGCATATACCGACCAGCACCAAACAACAGGCCATTTAAAAGAACTTCAGTACCGATACTTTCAGGCGTAACTTCATATTTTTTAGCCTGCTTATCATATCCTTCTGATTCAAGAATTTCACCAGATAAAGCTTGTCCACCGGTAGAGACTGCTGTGGCACCACCGACTGAAACTACCGCATCTTTAACCAGACCGCCTTTACCTTTAAAACCGAGTGATAAGGGCAAAGCGGTGGATATGCCAGCTACAGCCCCATCTACTGCTGCAGTTTTAAACGCTGTATCGGAATCAACACCCTGATCCACCAGGTCCTTATAGTTGTAATCAGTTTCAGAAAGCCCGGTTACCAGTGCTGCTCCTGCCGTTCCACCTGCTAAACTGCCAGCAACTGCACGTGTGGCATAATCACCTAAAGCAAAGCCAATATTACCAACTATGCCCGTATTTTCTTTATCTTCTAGTGCTTTTACACCTTCAAGAATCAGTGAATTCCGGGCATCTTCCTTCTTGTCCTTGAACTCCTGATAAGGCTCTATAAAGTCATCATTAGATAAATCCTTTACCGTATATTCCAGGCGATCAGCTATGGGAGCAATAGGTTTGGTAATGGTATCAGCCGCTTTTGCAAAGCCTGCACCTGCTCCGCGTAATGGCGCTAAAATTGCACCACTAAAAGCACCGGGTACTTCTTTAGGTGTGGTATCCTTATACTGCAATCCTTTTGCATTCAGTTCATCAATCTGACGCTGATCTTCACCTGAATATTCTGACAACCAGTTACTCATTTTTTAATCCCCTCCGGCATAGTCCCGTTATAGAGTGCTGTACCACGCTCATTGATCAGGTCATAAGTAATAGCTCCTGTTTTTGGATTAGGCTCCCCACGACGTAAGCGTAATGAACGTAATTCAGATTCAGGCACACCATGTTTTTTCGAAAGTCCTTGATAAATTCCTTCAAGGTGGGCTTCAAAACGGCTGTCACTCATTCCGTAAGGCTTTGATACTTTCCAGTCGCGAATATCGCCGCCTGTATAACTCTTGAAGTTGCCTTGAGAGTAAGTACCACCGGTGGCCATGCTCAAAGCAGCCTTGCTAATATCATTACTAATATCATCTTTATCTTTATGTTGATAAGCTTCACGCTCTGTTAGATGTGCGTAGATTGACTTGTAAGCGGCAAACGTCATATTTGCTGTTGAACCACTAGCCGACTGACCCACATATTCATTGAATTGCTGTTTTAACAGATCATCTTTAGGCATGATCATCTGCTTATTTTTCAATGCTTGCGTACCGCTAATAATTGCTGCTGAAACATCCTCACCTTTTTGCGACCGGAAATTATTCATTCTGGCCACGCCTGCCATAACATAAGACATATCGCCACCACCAAGCTGACCCAGCACTGAACCCCATATTTTAGGCCCATCTTTAATGCCTCGGCTCTCACTGATCAGGCTGCCAATAAAATCTAACTTTTGATTAACTGGCATTGCATCAAAAGAATCTTTAAGTCCATTAACTTCTGCTGGACTAATCGGCTTAAGTACCGCGTTTGGGTCTTTCTTTTTCTGGGCAATTTGATAGGAACCAATCTCTACAAGTTTTTTGGCTGCCGAAGCTGGCGCCAGTTTCATTTCAGCAGGATCAAGATCAGGCAACTGAATGCCACGTTCACGCAATCCCAGATTTGGATCATCTTTTAAGGTGCTCATACGAGCATCATAGATACGCTCATAAGCACTTAATATCTTGTTCTCTGCAACCGGGTCAGCGGATGGACTGTTAGCAATTTGAGCTTTCATGTCACTGATCCTTCTAGCTTGCTCTGCTGAGCTAAGCTTAGAAAAGCTTTGAAAGTTATCTGACTGCTTGAGATAGAACTCATACTCGCCCTGCATTGATGTGCCAGATACCAATGCACCAACATTTTCTATATAGGACTTGTCCAGCTCTCGACCGGTTAAGACATTGCTGACAAAATTATTCAGATTTTTTTCAGCCTCGGTCTCACGCTTTTTCTGTTCAATTTCCTGACGATCCTGGATTGTGCGTAGACGACTTAATGCAGATGCTTTATTTTTCTGAATGGTCGGCCCATCCAGATATCCATATTTACCGCTATCCAGATCAGTAACCAGCGCCTGCAAGGCTTCAGTATTCGAACTATCAACTGCGGCTGTTACGCGCTGATCAATATCCATCTGATCCGAGGTAACATCAAGGTTGTAAAGTAAATCTGCCTTGGCAGTCTGTGAGATATTTAATGCTGCAAGATTTTCCTGTAAATATTGCTTGCGAGCTCCAGGTGCCAATCGGGTAGATATTTGAAAAAAGCGTTCTGCCAATTGGCTGTCTTTCTGTTCGTCAACTTTTAACTGTAGTGGGAGAAAGTTAGAGCGCTGCTTGTTGACTGAACTATTCCAGTATTGCTGGAACTGCTCACGGGCATGAACAGGCAGATCATTTTCCATCTGCTTAAACTGCTCAGCGGACCATGTTTGTAATTCTGTATCAGCATCTTGTGCTTTTCGCACACCATTAGCCACGTCATTACGCAACAAAGTTACTTTTTCTGCGAAGCCTGTAGACAATACATCATCGACTTTTGCCTTGGCTTCTTTTTCTGCCAGATCGTTGTTATAAAGCTCAACACGTTTAGCACTAATCTCCTGTTCTTGTCGCTGTGCTTCGCGTTGTTCTAATGCACCACCAATTGCATCACCCATGCGACTCACGCCTGTCAGCGGCACTTGCCGTGCCATCGGTGCATCAGGAATAATACGACCTTGTGAACGTGGGATAATCGCCATTATTTCCATCCTCCACTAAGCTGACCAACAGCGTTAAATAAATCGCTCGTTGCTTCCATACCATAGTTATTACGCTGCATTTTGCCTTCACGTCGAATCCTTTCAGCTTGGTAACCTGCGCCTCTCTTGGTCATTTCAGCATTATACTCAGCATCTAAAAGGTGCTCATTTTCAATAAGAGCTGCTGCACCCACATCTACATCAAGACCATTTTCTGCGGCAACTGCTCGTGCACTTGACGCATTCCTTTTGCCATCTTCTTTAATCTTTGAAGCCTGAAGATTGGCGACTGAACGTACTGTTTTAGCATTACCTTTTGAAACGGCATCTGCTGTTACGGCATTGCTATAGCCCTGCAATGCTTTAAAGCTTGAAGATATTCCTCCTCCACTACACATGGTTAATCTCCTTCTCTAAAACATAGCCAGTTAGTTTTAATCCAAGATGCTCATAAAACTGAACGGTTTTATCTGCGTGGATTCCCGACATGGTGCCAAGCTGAATGCGGTTCACACCCTGAGCTTTAGCCCATTCAATGTAATGCTGTACCAGTTTCACAGCGGCACCAGATTTACGGTACTCTGGCAAGACATATACACCATGTTCAAAAGCCAGAACATGACCGGTACGCCAGCAAAGCCCAGTCTCACCAATTAATGCACCAATGGGATTGTGTGACGTGTCGTACACCAAAAAAACAGATTGCAGGTATTCGATAAGGTGATTCAGAAAGGCTCTGACTGTGGGTTCATGGAGGCCCTGCTTACTAAAATTTGGTGACTCTTGGGTGAGACGCTTGCCAAAATCAACAAGCGTCTCCAAGTCTGCAAGTGTTGCTGTTCTTACTTCAAACATTCTATTTCTCGTTGATTGATACCCGAATAGAAATAGATTGCATGTGAAATGGCTGAGGTTTGTTGTGTGTTATTTTAAGTTCGAGTTCATGCAAGGTTTTCCAACCCTGCAATGTTTCTATGGCATAACCGGTATATGGTAGGTTATTAAACGCGTTCTGGTTATAAAGCTTGGTTGAAAACTCTTTACCATTGATAAAACCACCAATTGACTGGTTCAAATAAATAGCTGCCTCATGCACAATAATTTTATTGAACATGGCTGTAGCTGGTGACTGGCTAAAGTCTGGTGGCAATAAGTCAACTTCAAAATTAAAAGGTTGGCCAAGTCTTACTAGCTGGTTAATTTCAGCATCATTTAAATCTAGTGTGGTACCTGAAATAGAAATATCACTATAGAAATATCCATACTCATTTTGAAAATTTACCAATGGTTCTTTAAAAAGTTCTAAATGTAAACCGGTTGTCGGTGTTTTACCTTGAGCTACAAAAAACTCTATTTCACAATCACTCTGTGCGGTCTCTTTCAACTCCTCGAGCACTATATTGCCGTTGCGTTTAATAAGGATGAAACACTGATCTTCACCAAGTGTGGTAGGCAATGCAGACATAGATAGCGCAAGACCTCCAAAATCATGTTGAGCCCAGGCATTCATACTCTGCTCACGGTTCAGCGTAATACTTGCTACCTTTCCATCATTCAGTACAACCCATACAATACTGCTAGGCGTTTGTTGATAGGTGAGTTCCTTAATACCACCGTGATCTTCTGTGATATGCCGGGCAATGATTGAGAGCTCAGGTGAAATCAGACCATCAGACTGGAAATCATAGGTTAGAGCACGTAACCATTCTCCACCACGTTGAACAAATAATAGCTCGTTACCCACCATAATGGGTTTAACGTCCTTCTGCACCCCATAACTTGTGTGCTGATCAATCTGTGCTGAGGCTGGTGTTAATGCACCAGTAGAGCTGATTAGAAATTCAGAGCCACCTGTAAGTGCAACCACGCCACCACGCTGGGCCAAATGTAGAATGTTATCTGACTGTGCTGAACTGGATGCAATACTAAAAGCATCAGCATCCTCGGTTGTTTCAAGAAAATTACCATCGTCTGCAATACGGCTAAACCACATCTGGTTAGGACTGGCTTTGGTATTGGCAAATACCAGACGCTGTTTAAAAAAGCAGACTGTACGCGGATAGCCGCTATCAGCACTAAACGCTAGTGTTTTTAAAGACCATGATTTAGCAATCGCCTGAATATCAGTAGTTAGTTTCACCACCACTTCACCAAACACTGAACGGTTAGTATCAAAGTTAGTAATCTTTACTTGGCCACCGTTGATTTCAACAATGGAACCAATGTGCTCAGGAGTGAAAACATTGGCATTGCCTCCAGTCACTTCTTCCCAATTTGTATTGCTGACTGCTGGCTCAGATCCTTTATTATCTGATAATGCTTTCCATGTCTTATTGTTGTGTATAACCCGCTCCCCTGTCAGATAGGTTTCACCTGCTACCCATGCAGGGAATGCAGTAGCAGTAAGTAAAATAAGTTTACCCACTTCTACCCCAGAAGGCTTAAGCGCAACATTGGGGCTCGTACCCAATTCATCATTTGGGTGAACACTAAACGTAAAAGGTGCAAATTGCCAATTGGTAAAGTCTGCTGAACAAATAAAACGATGTACTGGTGTATCTCCTTGAACAAAGAACATGCGGTACTTTGTATGGGCAAACTGCACTTCACGTACTTTCTTTTCAGTATCGTACGGCGTAGCTACTTCATAGACTATTGAGTAATTTCTTGGATTAAACACTTTAAGTGTCTTGATACCAAGAATAATCAGATACGTATTTTCTGAATTGGCAATGAATGGAATCAGGCGTAAAGCTCCAGCCATGATTGCTCTAAATTTAGTTCCTGGTCTTTTCTTGGCGCCGCCCTCAACCAATGGCAAAGCATTTAATAGTTTCTTTGCGCCGTTTGCATACTGCTGCACATCGGTTCTGGTCCATAAAAGTGGGCTAAGCTCACCACTGCTGAGATTATTTTTCAGTATCCAGGTTCTCATTAGTAACGACCCTCCAGATATGAGGAATCAGACCACTGTAGATTCTGGCTTGGCCGTTCCTGAGCATTGATATTTCGTGCTTCCTTGATCAATTCCTTAAATTTAATTTCGGCACTATCACCGGCAGCATCACTTCCAGTAATAGGTTTACACATGCTTGATGCCATTTTTAAGCTAAGTGCTTCACATAACATCGGGTCCCAAGTGGCTTCATTATCATTATCGAAGATATATATCAGGTTGATCCGGTTAGTATCAGCAAGTATGTACCGGTTCTCAATTTCATAACTTTCAATACTGGTATCAATCACACGCACATAATCATCCGGCAATGGGAATGCATAAGCATAGCCAAAGTTTGGATATGTACTTACAGGTGAAAGAATGGCTCGCTTTTTGGCACATGACCAAGGATGCTTACGCAGTAGAGAAAGACGTATTTGATCGTAAATATCACGACAATGTTCTGCCTCTTCTGAATCTTCATCAAAACTTGAGATGCGTTTTGCACCAATAGCGCGTAATGCTGCATTACAGATGCTGACTTTAGTTGCCGCCATAAGAAAAACCCCGATAACTTTTACTTATAGTTGTCGGGGTTCTGATTAAGTTTGTTGGGTAAACTAACTAGATAATTATTTCAACTTACGCATTCCTAATAACAAAATTTTTTAATTCAAGAGTAAGGGCTGCTATTTTTCGACCAGATAAGTTTATTTCAGAAATTAATCTATTAAATTCTGAATTATATTTTTCTACAACAGATTCATTTTTAAGAAGCATTTGTCGAAGTGTATCTTCACTAACAAAATTTTTATAACCTTGATCTATAAAGGCATCTAAATTTTGCTGATGCATCGCCAAAATTTTGCGTTCTTCTTCTAAGCGTTGTTGGATTTCCGTATAACTCATTTTATTTATTACTCTTTATTTAAATTCCTTTTTAATATGGGTTTGCACCACAAAAATTCAATCCTTAAAAATAGAAAAGACCTCACACCCCGGTCAAGATGTGAGGCAAAACCCCAGTTAAACTACAAAGTCAATTGCTACTACCTTCTGCTCATTCGAACGTCCTGCACCGAATGAGTGAACACCACCAACCTGTTTAATGTTTTTCTTGTCTGGTCGAACTGTGATACCGAAGTCAGTAATTGCAGCATCACCGAAGTGGCAAGCTGTACCAGAGTAAGCAACAGTACGCATCTCACCTACGGCGGCACCCTGTTTCAACTTTTCATACGGAATCCAGTTGAAGCCTAACCATTTACCACCTACACCACCTTCCTGCAGCATTTTACCGGCCATGAAATCTGCCGAAGTTAATGTAGTGTCACTTAAGATTTTTTCCAGCATTGTTGATGTATAGAGGATATAAAGGTTTTCGCCGTTATGCTCATCGCATTCATTAGCACGGAAAATTGCTTTTGCTTTCACAAGCTGCTGTTTTAAAGAGCCAAAGCCAGACAGAATGATCTGGGAGGCTGGCAGTTGTACAGTAGAAACCGTTTTATCACCCGAATCATCTACAACAGTGCGTGTTACACCACCCACTAAAGCGTGATAGATCAAGTCATCAGTTTTACGGTCACGTGCACTTTTTAGTAGCTTGATATACTTGTCATTTGGATGTGCTTTTAGTTTAGGAATATCGCGGCTTTCAATAGGGATAAATAAATCCCAGTCTGACATGATCGCAGTACGTACACCCACATCAGGAATAGTCCATTGAGTATCACCAAAACGAGCACCAGAAGCTTGCATCTCCACTTGGCCCATATCGTTAATGGTGAATGATTCCCCTTCAATACGACCACGATTTACTACGGTTTTTAGTAATCGTGATTCATTCTGAGCACATGCAACTTCATAGTTATCATGGAACTGCTGAACGAAAGCCGCCGTAATTTTATTCAAATTAGCTAATGGCATAAGCTAATCTCCTTATCATTTAAATTGTTGTTCATAAAAGCTTTGAACTTGTGCATACACACGCTTGTGGTCTGGATGGCTTTCATTCAAATATGCTTCTGACGACATTAATTGTTGAACATCAATCCCCCCAGTCGGTTGGGTATTTACAGGTGGCATATCTTCTTGCAATTGCTTGCCATAGAATGCGGCGAGCTTGATACCGAACGTTGGGGAGTCAATATCATCCATAGTTAAACCAGCAGCCTTAGCAGCTTGCTGGGCAAAACGCAGATTGCTTTCAAATTCTGTGCCCCACTCTTCCTGGAGTACTTCAACCTGTACGGCGGCATGTTGCTCATACGCTTCTAAAACAGCAGTCATCTGTTCATTTGAAATGCCTAATCCATGTGCTTTTTCCAGAAAGGCTTTATTGCTTTCATGGGATGAAAAGGCTTCTAAATCGAAACCTTCAATTGCAATATCGTATGCTTCAAAACTTTCGGGAACAGTGCCTGTAGAAGGCGTTTCATCCGCTGGAGGTGGGTTATCAGCAGGTTGTTGTGCTTGTTGTTGCGCTGGTTCACCTGGTACTTGCTCTGCATTGCCCGGAGTTGCTTCTGGTGTAACAGGTGGCTGTTGAGTTTGAGCTGGTTCAGCTGGCGGTACGTTCGCTGTATTTGTGTTCTGTTGTTCATGAGTCATGGTTCTCTTCCTCTGAATAAGTTGGATCGTTTGCTTGATTTACTTGGTTGATAATGAAATGGATAACGCTTTGCTGGCCTAACCGGTGACAGGTTTCACGTTCACCGCCACGCTCATTCGATACAAAAGCTTCCCGACAGAATTTAGCGGTTAGGTGTTCAAGCACTCGCTGGCCATTAATGTCCAGATCAAATACGGTCTGATAAGTCACTGGCGTAGCTGGTCTTAATCGCCGTGTACGTACGTATTGACCTTGTTGGGTTTGTTCTTCTTCTGGATCTGGCATTTGAGCGAGTTCTTTTATATGTTCTTGAGCTTTTTCAAGGGCATCCTCAAGCTGAGATATTTTCTGGATAGTCTTAATTTCAGCTACTGACTTGTGGTAATTAACAGCCTCTAAACCACGTTTTTCTCTATGGCACTTCCACCAACCAGCTAGTGAAATCAGTAAGGCAATAGCAAGTACCGCGACAATTAAAATCATTGCATTATCTCACTGGTTAATTGAGTTTCCAGGCCTTTAGCTAAAGCGCCACTCATCTGTTGAGTCATTGCCGCTTCTTGTTCTTGTGCAGCAGCTGCCTGTTGCCGTTCTGCTCTCTGCTGGCGTATTGCCTGAATACGGTCATCTGTACGCATGGTCGCCGTTGGTACACCCAGTCGAGCGCCTGTAACTTGAGCTACTGCATCCAGATCAATGTTGTCCAGAACAGATGGATCACTTTGTGCGACCTGTCCAATTAATGCCAGGTGACGTTCAATAGCACTTACATCTTCCAGCTGCTGAGCACGTGCAAGCGGTGAAATAAATTTGAATGAAAGATTACGGCCTTGCATTTCTTCTGGTGCTTCGCCTAGCGCATCTGCCCGATATGCCAAACCAAAAGAACGCTCCAACAATGGTGTAAGTAATTCAGCCTGTGAGCGTCCATACAATGGACCCAACTGTTGCCGGATCAGATCTACACGCACATGCACTTCGGTTGCTGTCATGGCTGGGCTACTTGCAGGTTGTAAAGCATCTGCCATAAGTTTTTTACGGATGCCGGCCTGTAAGCGTTCAATACCCACATCAGATACCTGGATACTTTTTCCATCATCCAGACGTTTCATTGAATCTACACTTGCTGCAGTGATGATCTTTCCACCACCAAGCCGTACTGTGCGAGGATTTAAAGTTCCATCATCCTCTGCGATATACATACCTAAAACGCCTATTTCCAAGCTTCTTAAGTAATCGCGCATGATTTTGTTGACTGTCTTGGCATCAGGTAAGGCTACAGACATAGCCCCAACGCCATATACGCTACCTGGTAACTTTCGATAGCGCGGCACGGCGCATGGAAACTCGTTATAACCAGACTCTTTAAGAATGATTTTGTTATCCACTTCCACATGATATGAAGCAAAAGCCATATGCTTGGGTAACAATGGCCGATCATCTATAGGCTGTTTATACTCAGGACGTGGCATGATGGCATGCATGATCTTGAATCGTTTATCTGGTTCTTTCTCTACAGCATCACGTACAGCCAGACTTACTTTCTCCTCGCCATATTCTTTGATGATTGTAGCTGCTGTCATTTCATAGACGCGGAAAATCGTATCTACGATGTAATCAGGTCGTGTTGAAGCGATATAACACTCACCGATTGGCCAGTTCTGAAAGACATAACCACCACCAGCCCGACGGTTGATGTCTTCGTACATGACAGCCCAACCAGCCACGGTATAGTCCAGTGTTAGATCAAAGATTTCTGAATCAAAATTTGCACCATGAATATTGCGCCAAATGAATTGGCATATATCATCCAGCCACTGTTCACTCTCAGTAATCTCTGCCGGATCATCTACGCCATCAGGTACAGCTTTAAACCAGATCGCATTTGCTGGTGTAGTGCCTGAAATTAAACTTGATACAAGTAAAAGAATTGCCTCAGCAGCGGTTGAATCAAGCAGCTCTGCCCGTTGGTTATTACGTGTTGATGTAATATCCCCACCATCAAAAGCCTGTTGACGCTCTGGTGCGCCGTACTGGTAGCACTGTTTCCAATATGCTTCAAAGGGCAAGCGAGCTGCTTTTAATTCTTGAAGGCGCTTACATAGCTGAGCTGCTTTATCATCCATATTAGCCACCTAAAGTTATTTTCTTTTCATCTTCTGAAGTAGAAGACAGAACTTCTGAAGCCTTACGTTTTTTACGCTGAGCTGTGGCTACATTGGCCTCCTCTTGTGCTTTGCGCTTGGCTTCACGGTCTGCTGCTTCTGCATCAAAACCTTGTGAGTCAGCCTTCGTATCAGTAAGGCCAACTGCATCTGTCACTTTAGAAATGACTTTCCCAATAGTTCCACCGCACATTAACGCACCTCCTTTGAGGTCCATCCTTTTTCGGTCAATACAGATTCACGGCGTACATTTGCCTGAGTATTAGCTTGGCTTGCTTGAGTGACTGATGCTGGGCTAGAAGTAACTGAACCCTGTTTTAACTGAGCATTTTCCTGCTCAAGTCGGTTCATGCGTTCCTGCATCTTGGTAAATTGAACAGCCAGATCATCTTCTGGTACTGGTGTAGTGGTTGTACCCTCTTGATCAGGTGCTGCTAAGATCTCAGCTTTGGTTTCTGGTGCGGTATCATGATTTTCATGAAGTACAGGCTGTGGTGTTAGTTCTACAGTTTCTGTGGTTTTATTTTCTTCTGGTGTAGTGGTTGCACCAGGTACTTGAGTTTTACGAGTTGCCATAGAAAAAGCCTCAATCGTTAATGATCAAGGCTTAGTGTTGTATAGAGTGTTTCGGAGTTTGTTGGGTGATTAATTAGGTTAATATATATAAAAACTATAGGTATTTTAGAATGGTCCAAGATATAGGCAACTCCTTAAGGATAGATCCAGATTTATTAGAGAAATATGAGAACGTTCCTCAGGACGACAACTATTATTATTTTTATAAATACGTTCGTTTAGATGATCAAGTCTTAGATGGAATATTTGGTAAGAACCAGCTTAAATATACCAATCCTATAGATTTTAATGATCCTTTTGATTGTCATTTTGCTATTAATATTGATTTCACCGGCTTCACTCAAGCTAATGCCAGTAAAGTTTTCAAGCAGCGTATCAAAGGAAAAAAATGGTTAGAGGTCAAAGAAAAACTTAAAGCAGGTATCAGGCAAACTATGTCACTGGATTTTACGGAAAGTTTTAGAAGAACCGTTGCTGTGACTTGTTTTAATACAGATCCATTTAATATGCTTATGTGGTCTCACTATGCTTATAACCATACAGGCTTTATATTAGAGTTTAAAATATCAAAATTTAGTAGTAGCACTCCTTATCCATTACCTGTTCTCTATAATGATGAATATCCATCTTTTTTACTTAATTGGGACATTAATGAACATCTTAAGAAGGAAAATATTGATAGCGAATTAACTCAATTAACAATTCTTACTAAAGCAGCATGCTGGTCTTATGAAAAAGAATTTAGACTTTTGATAGATACAACTATTCCTGAAGATATAGATGAAGTTATTCCTGAATATAGGATTATTCTCAAAAAATATGACCCCCTTATTCTTTCAAGCGTAATTACTGGTTCTAAAATGAATTCGGAAAAGTACAAAAAAGTTTTAGAAGCAGTTAAGAAATTTAATTCTAAGCATAATTTGAATGTTCAGGTTCATAAGGCAGAGCTTGCAGATAAAAAATTTAAAATAATTATTCCAAGTCATCCACGCCTTTCCAAGGAACAGAACAACTAATATAAATGCTATACTTTTTCTGGTTCTGCTGTGAATTCCACTTTGTCTTGTGCACCAGGTATTTTCACTTTCTGAGTAACCAAAAAAAACCTATTCAGTAGTTGATTAAATGGGATCAGTGGAAGTATGGATTTTGAGATCTGTTGTAATTAACTTAAAAAATTTAAGGTATTTGTGCTTTTAGTTTACGAAGATTAATTCTCATTCTATCGGGTGTTTCCCCAACACTATTTAAATGAGAAGTAAGAGGGATTAATCTTTTTAAAACTATCTGTATTGAGTCTATATCCGAACTTTTATGCTCTTTAAATTCTTCAAATAGGACTTTTATTTCTATCTCTATATTTTTAACTTTTGACTCTTGCTCTTCTAAAGCTCTAATCCACTTATTCACTCTAGATTTTAATGTATCATTGTTATTATATTTTATAAGTTCTCTGAGGAATAATTTATAATCAGCAATAATATCTTTATATTTAGTAATAGTATGTTTTACTAAATAATGAGTTTGCCCAAATTCAGAAATGATTTTAGTATACAATTCAAAATATCTCTGTTCATTAGCAACACGCTCTTGTTCTTGAGAAATTTCAATTTGTCTTAAAATCTTTTCATACCCTTTGATGGCTAAATATAAAGCAAATATAGCAATAACAATCTGAATCTGTCCTGAATTAATTCCTAACCATTCCCACATACTATTCCCTTACTATAAATTTTTAATTTAATGTATAAGATTCAATTTCTTTATATTCAACAATTTTAAATTCTCGTTTCTTTTTATCTTTCATAATTAGCACTTTATCGCCCGTCATCTCAACTAATAACCAATTATCACTCTGATCTTTAAGTCTTATTAGAATAAATTCTCCTCTTTTTTTTATAAGTCTATTTCCTGCATCAAAACCAGTAGCATATGGCATAACGGTAAAGCTAAATACAAACATTAAAGGCATAAAATATCTAAAAATCACATCAATTTTACTACTTTTTAATGGATCAATATTGATAAAATTAGATTTTTTAACAGAATTAAAATTCCTCTCTGAATCGATTAAAAACATAGTTGCTAAAATATTTAAAAAGAGGACTCCAATCCAGCCCGATATTAGATATTCTATATTTAAATTGATTCTCGCTATAATTAAACCTGAAAAAAGATAAATAGATACAAAAACTAAAAAAATTATATATATATATTTTGTTTTTATCTTTTTACCTATCCATATACCAATCAATACCCCTAAGAATGAACTAACCACCAATTTAATAGAGGAAATAAATAATTGTTGGGGTAATATATTATTAAGGTACCATTCAATACCAAGTGCCTTATAAAATCCCATTTTATAGAGTAAAGAAATTCCTACACTAACAATAAAAATTATAGTAAGTATTTCAGCAACACTTATCTTTTTTGTTATTTCATTAAACAATGTCATTGGTTGTATTTCTTAAAACAGTTCAAAACATTATACCTATCTAAATTTATTAAAAAAATTCTGATTTTTAGAACCGATGTATTGACACCAGCCCCAAACCTCACACCAGAAAAAACATTCGCCGTTGACCTCCTTCTACGGCGTTCTATTTTACTTTTAATTAGTTTTTTATTAAGGAAGGCTTTGAACTGTGCTCTGAGCTACATCAAGCAAACTTGAAAATACTGGACTTGTGAAAGTACCAAGTGTAATTGCTGCACACATTTGATCAATAGCCTCTTTAAATGTAGGTGTCTTTTGATAATATTCTTTTATATCTTTATTAAAGAAGGCTTCTGAATAAAAATCTGTAATAGCTTCTTTAGTAAATTCTTCTCCTAATATTTCATAGTTTTTTAAGCAAAGAATTAATTTATCAATCTCTATGATTAACACTCTTTTTAAATCAAAACTGATCTCAGTATCATTAATAATTTTATCTCTTTCCTCCTTTAATTGATTTAATAATGCTAATATTTTATTACTATCTAAAGTCGAGCGAATTGTATAACCATGATTCCAATTTCGAATATTGGATCTAACAATAGCTAAAGTATGCTTATGAATTCTATCAATATTGGTGGCAAAAACCCCATCTATACTTAGGCCTTTTAATATTTCATCAACCCAATCTTCATCTGGTTTATGCATATCATTATTTAATTCACTTTCAACAATAATTTGTTTATGCAAGGTTAAGGTTATGCCTACTAATTGGTTCATCCTTTCACAAAGGAGAATTCTATTGGTGAGGCCCGTAATTTCCGACCATCCTGAGTACGCTGATATATTAGAAACAGAAATTTGATCTCTATATAATTTTGCGTCTGATAAATGATTCAATAATACTTGTAGCTGATTCACATGCATTTCCCTTAAAAATTAACTTCTCAGGTAATCTTAAGTGAATCAAACAAGTAGTTCAAATTACTATCATCCCAACTCCCGATCCAAATCACTAACCACCTGGTCACATACTCCGCCATCTTCAAAAATATCCATCTGGCCAAATTTGTACCGATACGTTAGCTGCTCACCTATACGAGGAAAACGGTCTATACCGGTCTGATCCTGCCAAAGCATAATGAGCTGGTCGCCGTTCTCGAAAAAAGGACGTGCACCAGTGGACCATGCTGAAACTGTTGTTGATCCGCTTACTTTTAAAAGCATTGCTATTTTCTCATGTGAAAAACCTAAGTTGCGTAGGTCTAAAAGCATCCGGCCAAAGTCTGGTGCTTTGTAGTGATTACGTGCCTTGATAAAGCGTTTTGCCTTCTTGTTTGCGTCAAAGAAACGCGCGCGTGCGCGAGGAGAGTCTTCAAACGCTAAACTATCGACTCCAAATTCAAATCCCAGATTGCTCATAGACCACCCCATGTATTAGAAATATTCGTATTCCCAAGTATTATTTTTGGTATTGCGCGTTACGGCGATAAACGGAATTGGGAACATAGCAGCTGCAACTTTGATCTTGACCCGTGCATCATCTTCCCAATGCCCTTTTACTTCATGGGCTTCAATTTCCCCTGTAGCCTTTAGGACAATAAAATCAGGCGAGTAAAATGTCTTATTAGCTAGTCGAAACTTCATTGAATCGAATGCATACCAGATAATTTCACCAGCATTTTTCAGTCCTTCTAAGTACCCTGCGTAATTTCGCTCTGTTTGGTTCATTTCCCCTTGTTTAAGTCTGCCTAGTACTCTGGCATCATTTTTTAGTTTAGATGGCTGTACGGCGCTAATTTTGCGTTTCTCATGGGCTTTTAAATGATTCTCTAGCTGATCTTTACTCCAACGTAGTCCACTCATGATTACCCCTTAGCCAAACGGTATGCTTCTGCTGGTGATTGGCCACTAGTAATCAGCTTTTGTTGCTGAGTAGGCGCATGCTTTGCACGTTGCTTGATTACTGCCGACAGTTCTGGTGGACATGGCACAGCCTGATGCTCTTTTTGTTCGATGTGTACCGGCTTTGCTGGTGGTATATACATCATCTGAACACGTCCGGCTTTTCTCGCTTTATCCAGATAATCGCTGTAAATATCTCTAAACGCAAAATGTGCTGCTTTCTGGCCTTCGGTTTTCATGACATGACGGACTTCATCAAGTGCACGTTTGGCCAGTGTGGTAATTTCCTGGTTTCGGTCAGCTTCAAAATTGAGTGCTTTGGCCCATGCTTGTTCCGCAGTCCACCAGTCACCGTCATGTACACACCAGGAACGAAACTCAGGAAGTGATGGACACCACTTTTCAGAATTCATACGTTGTAAGCCACGGCGCAGTTCTTCAGGTTTCAAACCATTCAAAACTGTGCAAACGGTGAACTGCAATTCAGATGGTTCAATCTCACCAAATTTTTTATCGAATGCTTCGCCGTAGAGGGCCTGCATACGGCCTAGTACCTGGTCTGCAATCTCTGGTGGGAAATCAACCGTGAAAGCGTCCTGGAATAATTGAATATTGCTCATGCTTCACCTCGTGGAATAACACCCTGGCCATAGCGGTGACGTGTTTTATCAGACTTGATTTTCTGTGCTGGTGCCTTCGCGGCTTTGCCAGCTTGTCCCTGTAATTCGCTTTTTCGGTTTTTCAAGAATGTGAGCCAGCTCCCCATCCAGCCCTGGCTAGTCTGTGCTGTTGCGGTAAGTGACCATTGCCCCAGCTTTCTGAGAATATCCAGTATTTCGGTTGAGCTGAGTTCAGGAAAACTGACCAGCGCTTGCTTTTGGAAATCACTGGCCACTGGATAAACTTCGCTGAGTTCTTTCAGCGAGTATCGTTTCTTGTCCTGCGGATAATATTCGATGAATTGCAGCATCGATTTGTTTTGTGCAACGAAAGTTTTTTCATGCGTTTCATCATTATTATTTTTTTTAGAATTTTCTTTTAAATATATTTCTTTTACAGACCCACATGCCATGTAGGTACTACCCCCCACATGCTGTGTAGGTGGTGTACCCACATCAGATGTAGGTACATGCTGTGTAGGTGGTGCAAAAGTACCTACATACTGTGTAGGTAGTCGGTTATCAAAAGTGAGAAAGTAAACATTACTTTTACCCTTTTCTTTTTCAATTTTGATCAGCTGATATTTAGCTAATTGCATCATATATTTTTGAACCGTACGACCATCTTTAATTCCAGTAATTTTTTTAACCAGAGTTTCAGACATACCTTTTTTATCAAGATGAAATCCTTTGATATGCCGATTCAAAAAGATCAGACACTTTACCGCTTCACCATCAAGAACAGCTAGGTAGCCTTCATCTATAATGAAGTTAGGCAAGGCAGTGTAGCCATCTTCTTTGTGGTCTATAGACATTTCAGCCCCTCGTAGTGGCTGCGGATCAGTTTGCTTTGTCGGAAACTGGATTACTTTTGCTGTATTCATTTCTTCACAGCCTCCGCAATACGTGCTAAATTTGACATTCAGAGTTCCTCATTCATCACTGTTGTGTTGGATGGCAAATCAGGCTCAACTGGTCGCACAGTTGGGCTTTTTTTGTGCCTGCTGTTTTTGGTAGGGGTTCAGGTTGAAGCTCAAAACTGGTTTCTACGGTATCTGTGGTCAGACGCATTAATCGACTGAGAGAATGAAGTCGTTCTCTTACTTCAGTGATATTTGAAATGCCTAAACTTCTCATATGTTCAGACAAAGTTTTGTTCTCAGATTTAGCGATTGCTTCTAAATCGCGTTTTTCTTCATATGTGCATTTAAATGTAATGCTTTCAGTAAGTTTTTCAGACATCAAAAAGCCCCTTCGTTTTCTGGGTGCACTTTCTCTTTGTGTAGTCTCTTCAAACCATCAGCGATTTCATAAGACAGTCTTTTACCCTTTTTCCCAGCCTTTAGATCGCTTATGTAATTTTGTGAACAGGGAACACTCTCTGCAATTTGTTGCTGAGTCATATTCCCCTTCTGTTTGTCTTGAAGGTCTTTAATAAGTTGACTCCAATCAGTCATTTCATTATTCCCATAATGGTTATTAGGATAATTTATCTTGATTGCGATATTTAAGCAACCGCCATAGCGATATAAATTTACATCACAATAGCGATATCAACTTTGGAGCACCAATTATGAGTGTAGGAAATCGAATCAGAATACTAAGAAGATCTCTGAGCATGTCGCAGCCTGAACTAGCCAAAAAAGCAAAGGTGAGCCAATCGACTATCTCTGATTTAGAGAATGATAAAAAAAGTACATCGGCTATAAATATGGAAGCTATTGCTCAGGCATTAGGTTCTTCTAGTAGTTATTTATTAACTGGAAAACAAGAGTTTAAAGAAAATAAAGGGACAATTGATCAAATAGTTGAACATGTTAGTACTAATGATGAAATTATTTATCAAATAAATAATTTAGTGAAAATTAGATATTATCCGAATCTCTCCATTTCCTGCGGATCTGGCTCATTTGGTGAGGTTCTTGAACAAGAGCATGAGGAAATAACTATCAATAATAAAGCCCTTAAAGACAGACATATCCTTCAAGCAAACTGTGTAGCATTTCCTGCCAGCGGTGACTCAATGTTACCAACCATTAAGGATAAAGATATAGTTTACGTTGATTTAGAGCGCACAACTATAAAAGATGGCAAGGTGTTCGCTATTTGTCATGGTGGGCTTTTCAAATTTAAGCGTCTTTATAACCTTCCTCTTGGGGGTGTGCGAATTGTTTCTGATAACACTGTCGAATTTCCAGAAGAAAGATTAACGGCCCAAGAAATAATTGATCAACAATTTCAAGTTATTGGATGGGCTTGGTCTTGGCAGTCTATGGAGAACTGGTGAAAATGAGAAAAATAATTGCATTATCTTTAGGTTTTTTTTGTACTAATGCATATTGTACATATACTCAGTTAAATTATTTTGACGTTTTTAAATATCACGCATGTGTGAGCCACTGGATCAATGAAGTATTCGAAATAGTTGGTCCTAAATGCTCCCCAAATATTTCTATCAATGATGTAAACATTAATGATGATAGGGTTTTAAATAAATATCTTTCATGGCAAACAAATAAAGAGAAGGTTTTGATTGTCACCCCATCTGATAACGTTGAAAATGTTTTAGAAATTCTTCAAGAAGCTCCTCTTGAATACACGATTAAAACTGGCAACAATCAATTCTCTGGAGTGTTTTATAATACTTCTTCAAAAGGTACAGGTGGTGATACCTTCGTCAAGTGTGACAAAGTTAAAAATAAATGCACGATAACTAATAATGCTGTTAGCTATGATGTAACGAGTGAAGGAATTTCATTAAATTTTAACATGGATTTTGCAAACACCAAGGATCCGATAGATGTCCGTTATTTGGCATTTGAATTTGCATTTTGGGCACTGAATGCAATGAAAACGAATAGTACAAATAATTAAACACACTACCCTCAAGCAATTTTTTATAGCTATAAAAATAATTAAATCTTTTTTGCGATATTTTTATCGCAATAGCCATTGACTATATTTATCGTTAATGCGATATTTATCTCGTAACCAATAAAAAAGCCCGACTGGACTGGAATCAAATCGGGCTTTTCAACACTACGAGGCCATTATGAAACAAAAACCAATGAAGAGTCAAACGACTCAAATTCTTTTCCAAGAACCGACGGCTGAAGAAATGCACGGTAAACCCCGTTCTATCTTCGCCGACCTTTGCACTTTCCTCTTGCTGTTAAGCCTGTTTATTGGCTTGGTTGCTATGTTGCGTAGCTGTGCGAATGAAATAGCAGATGACCAGATTCAAGCCCATGCCTATAACGCGAAGTTCTCTAAAACTGATTCTGCTTTAGTTCAGGTTGTGGAGGTGCGTTAATGAATGCATACATCCAAATGCCCCAGGCAAAACTCATTGAGAAAATGAGTAATGAGGAATATCACGCACGCCCTGAATTTAGCTCAAGCCAGTTAAAAGACATGCTGCGTTCTAGTGCTCATTTTTATTCAAAAAATATCATTAAGGAAGTTGAGCGCGAAACTAAGAAGCACTTAGATTTTGGAACCTTGGCTCATACGTTATTTCTTGAGCCTGAGCAGTTTCATAATGAATTTGTTGTTATCCCTGCGGATGCACCAAAGCCACCAACGGACGTAATGCGTAATGCTAAAAAACCTTCTGAGGACTCATTAGCACGTATTGAATGGTGGGATAAATTTGCGGCTGAACAAGGCACAAAGACAACCATTACAGAAGATCTTCTTGAAGGTGCTCAACGTATAGCGAACAACTTGCGTTCATTAAGCTCATACAAAGACATGCAAAATAATTATGGCATGGCCGAAGCAAGCATTTTCTTTACAGACCCAACTTACGGCTTGAAGCTTCGTATCCGTCCTGACTATCACATTGCGCCTTGTTCAGCCTTTCCGAATGGTTGGATATTTGATGTGAAAACAGCAAATGACGCACGCCCTTTTAAATTTGCCAGATCTTGTGCTGATTTTTTCTATGACCTATCAGCATCCATGTACAGAGAGGGATTCCAACAATTTTATCAGACTAAAGATAAGCCCGGATTCACCTTTCTAGTTGCGGAAAGCTCTATCCCATTTCCATGCAAGCAGTACAAGGCATCTGACCTGTTTTTAGCGGTTGGTGATAGCCGCTACAACAAGGCGAAAGAACAGTTAGCTGAATCCTTGCTAATCAATGAATGGGACGGCTACTCAACAGATCTGGAAGAAATCTTTTTGCCGTCTTACCTAACTAAACAAGCTCTCGAAAACGAATTTAACTAATAGGAATATTTATCATGAATGCTCAAAACCAAAACATGCCAGCTCAAAGCCCTGCCAAAGCTTTTCAAGTTTATATGCAGAAATATAAATCACAGCTGGAAATGGCTTTACCAAAACACATGACTGCGGATCGCATGATGCGCCTTACCTTGACTGAGTTCAGTAAGAATCCAAAGCTGCAGCAATGTTCTTCAAATTCAATTTTCTCCAGCATCATTATTGCATCACAGCTTGGTTTGGAACCTGGTGTGAATGGTCAAGGTTACTTGGTTCCTTATAACGGTACATGTACTTTCATTCCAGGCTGGAAAGGTCTAGTTGATTTGGCTCAGCGTGGTGGACGATCTTCTGTATGGACTGGCGCTGTATATGAGGGTGATGAATTTGACTACATGCTGGGTGACTCACCTTATTGCCGTCACAAACCTTGTGGTGAATTTGATGAATCAAAACTAACTCATGTTTATGCAATTGGTCGCGTTAAAGATTCAGAAATGCCAATCATTGAAGTGTGGCCAGTTCGTAAAGTACGTGAGCATTTTAAAAAGACTGTGGTTAAAGGATTGCAGCCTAACCACTATTCACATAAGCATTTTGAAGCATATGCCAAGAAAGTGGCCCTACTCCAAGTCTTAAAATATATGCCTCAATCAATTGAGCTGTCTAATGCTGTTGATGTGTCATCAGCTGTAGAACAAGGTAAAGGTGTGACAATTGAGGGGGATTTCGTGAATGTGGATACTTCGCAGCAGGATTCACAAGATCAAAATATCCAAAATTCAACACAAAATGAGGCACATCACCTGAGCGATGCAACTCAAGATGTACAGACTTTTGACCAGGAAGAAGTGATCTATGCACCAAGTTTTGAGCAAATCAAGAAAGGTATTCTAACTGCTAAATCTGTAGTTCACTTGGAAGTAATTGAAGAACAAGCACTGGATCATGCAAACAGTACTGAACGCAAACATCTGATGACATTGATTAAAGCTCAGTATCAGAAGTTCCAGGCTGTGGAGGAGTCAGCAGCAAAAAAGCCTGAGTCTGAACAGGCGGCTGAACCACCTGCAGAAAAGCCAAAGCGTTCACGTCAGCCTAAGGCTATAGAAGAAGCACCAGCTACAGATAACGGCGTGAGCGTAGATGAATTGAAACGGCTACAGCAAGAAGCTGAGAACTTGATCCAGCAAAATAAAACAGCAGAAACTGCTCAGGTCGATGTAAACAAGTCTGCTGAAATTAAAAAGAGCTATATGAAGACATTCACCAGTACCGTTCAGGCCAGCTCTATTAATGGTTTAAAAAGTCAGATCGAGAAGGAAATCAAATTAACCGAGGTCGATAGAAATTACTTATTGGCTTACGTCAAACAGCGTCTTGATGAGCTCAATGTTTATCAGCAAGGACAGGCACCAGTAGACAAGATCAAGAGCACTTCTACCCGGGCAGGACTGGAACGAATGATTGCAGATACTCAGGATGTGCATCAGCTAGAGACTGAAACAGCTCAGAGTATTA